CATGTACCATGCGGTGGAAGGCGGTGATGTTCGAGGTATGCACCACGATGACGGTGGGGAGCCCTTGTACGGGGTTCAGCACATAGTCGAGAATGCAGTTATTACGCTCGCGAAACTGCTGCAGGGACTCACCGGGCAACCCGTAGTTAGTCTCCGGGATGACCTCGGTGTCATGGTTCACATAATACTCAAACTTAGCGATGTTGGCCTTGGTCTTCTCCATCCCGGCGAAGCCACCGATAGCCCAGCTACGCAGGTTGGGGTCGGGGCTGACATAAGGGATAACCACGTTACCAGTATCTAAGACGTACTGGGCGGTCTGCATGGCGCGGGTCAAGTCGGAGCTGACCACCTTGCCAATCTCCTCGTAGGAGAAGAAGTTCTGGATAGCCTCGGCGGCGGCTTCACCCGCTTCATTCAATACCGGATTCTGCCAGCCTCTCCAGCAGTTCGATTTGTTGAGCACCGTCTCACCGTGACGCACAAGGTATGCTTGGGGGCGCTTCCATAGGTTATGCATAGTTCTCTCCTAGTAAAAAAGGCAGACCCTGTTTTGAGTCTGCCTTAAAGGTGCAGCGTTAATACGAATTATCCAAGGGACTCAATCTGCAGACCCATCAGGGTGACTGTGTCACCAGCGTGGCCGACCGACAGAGTCGAGGTCACGAAGAAGTTCAAGTCGCCTTCGCCGTAGAGACCGCTCGGTGAGGCAGTCAAGATGACCGGGCTAACCAAGGTGCCTTCGTTGACGAGGTGGGTCTGGAAACCCTGCAGGGTAACAGCAGTACCGCTGGTGGCAACTGCCTGAAGGGTAAGTTCAGAGTAGAAGCAGCCCGTGGTGCTGTTAACCGCCAGAGCGCCTGTGGTGGCAATCTTGGTGGCTCCGGTGAAGCTGGTGGAGGTCAAGCCAGAGATGGAAGCAGCCGGAACCTGATAGATGTTGATGGTCAGGTTTTCGGATGCGCCCGTCTTGGCAAACCCATAGGCCCGGAGCTTGAAGGGAAGACCCGTCGAAGCCAGCGTGCCCAGAGCATAAGACCCCGCGACGAAGATACCGGGGTTGCCCAGTGACAAGGGAAGAACAAAAGAGGAGATTCCGGCAATGGAGTTACCATTTACCATGAACGCGGTCTCGGTAGTGGAGGTACCCGTCGCATTGGCTGCGAGGGTCTTCTCGATGTTACCGAATACCTGAGACTGGAAAGCTAGAGGCGTCTGTGCCATTGTATTATTCCTTTTTCAAGGGGGTGGTACTCCACCCCCGGTTAAAAATTAGACAGCCGAAACTTCAGCGCGAACCCTTCTAAAACCCGGAGTTCCGTTCGTATTCGGGCGTGCCACCACTCCCAAGAACCAGTCATAGCTGACGATGGCGCGGGTCTGGAGGCAGGGGTTGCTCAGGTCGATGTCGCTATCGCCAAAGTACTTGACGTTGACCTTGAAGCTCGGGTTACGCGGAGCCTTCTGCCCCATCAGCTCAGAAGCCAACATCGCTTCGCGGCCAACGGTGTAGCAGCCGTAACCAACCTTACCCGTCGAGGGGTAGTTCGCAAAGGAGGTTACAGTCGGGGTACGGATGATACGGCAACCCGCCCATTCCAGAACCTGATAGCCCTTGTTCATACCCGCCTGAATGGTAGAGACACCAGCCTGAGTACGCTTCAGGGTGTCAACTGCGCTTCCGGCAGAGTTATCAGACATGAAGTCGTAAACCATGTAGGGGTGCATGACTGTGGAGTACATCCCATCGTTTCTTCCGGGGACCGCGTTACCCATCAGTTGAGCCTCACCCTTACGGATGGTGTTCGAAAGCAGGAATTCGTTGTCCGCTAAGTCGATACGGGCAGCAGACTGGGCGCTGGAGGCCGAGTCGAAAGCATTAAATGCAATCTGGTTGGCCGTAAGGGCTCCGCGATAGCTCAGGTTGCGCGTGGCATCCAGAGTAATGTCGGACAGGAACATGGTCTGAGCCACGTTGTCGATGCCAATCCAGTCAGCGTACTCGTCAGCAAATGCATCACTGTAGACCTGCGACAGAGAAAGGGAAGGAGGCGGAACTGCCTCGGAGACGGGTGCTCCTGCAGCTACAAACGGCTGCTGACCGTAGAATTGAATGGTACGACCAGACCGACGAGGCAGCGGACGAAAGTCGCAAAGTTCCTCTAGAGCTGGAGTGTTGCACTGCCATTCCACGATAGCAGTGCGGTCGTATGCAATCTGCGGGAATGCGGCAAGAGTATTACTCTGTACGCCGGGTGCGAGTGAAGGCATTTGTGTAACCTCGTAAGTTAAAGTACTTCTATAAGTAGGGGTTGATAGTTCGGAAACTACCGATTCTTCAGGTAGTCATCCGGATGCATACCTTGCGCTTGTGCTGCCGCCTTGTACGCCTCCATGATTTCCCGTGGGCTCATGTCATCGGTAATCTTCGGTACAGCAGCGGTTGCGGTAGTCGGTTTCCGCCCTTGGTTGCCAGAACCCACGCCAAAAGTACCCGACGCCTGTAGCTTCTTTTTTTGTGGTGCAGCTTCCGGGGCTTCGACCGCAAATACCAGCTTGTCCGCCTTCATCGCGGCGTAGGCTTTTTGCAAGCTATCGGTAGAGGGGCTGTCTTTCAACCCGAGTTCCGCCAGCTTGTAACCCAGAACCTTGAGGTTCTGTTCCCCACCCGGCCAGTCATTGCCATCGAGAGATAAGAACTCGTTAGTGGCGTTCTGCCATGCGTTGACTTCCTTGGTGGACTTTTTTTCATCCACAAGAGTCTTCAGCTCGTCTACCTGCAGCCCCTTGGACTTCAGGTACTTGTCGATGGCTCCGGACTTGACGAGGTAGTCTTCCATCGAAATCTTTCCAGCAAAGACATCCAGTTGCATCGCGACGAGGTCATCGGACTTAACTTCCGGCTTAGCTTCCACCTTGGGGGCAGTAGCATGTTCGTGAGCGGCGATAGCAGCCTTTACCTGCCGATTGATGTCGGCGGGGCTATCACCTTCGAAGTTATAGGTCTTGCCGCCGATAACAAAACTGTCTGTATAGACGGTTACTTCGTCGGGCTCAGCCTTGACTTCGGGCTTCTCTTCGGCTGGCTCCTGCGCGGCGAAGCGACCCTTGGCATCGCGTCCGGGGACTACGATACCTTGCTTCTCGGCCTCCTCCGCGATGATGCGGCGGATGTCTTCAGCGGTGGCGGCACCTTCCAGTGCGGTGGATACTGCGTCGGTTACTTCCATTTCAGCGCCTTGCGGCTTAATTTCCTGTTCAGCCATAACGTCTCCTATCAATAAGTCCCGCTGACGCGGGTTTCGTACCTGTTATCCAACTCGGTTAAAATAGCTGCGCGCAGCTCATCCGCTCCATCGGCGGCATCAGCATTGTTAGCCTGAGGGTTGGCATCCCGCGCCATCATGGCCTCAGCGATACCCGCCTGTATAAGACCACCCATTCGGGTGAGTAGCTGTTCTTCGAACTTCTTCGCCGCCCGGAAAGCGATAGACCGGGCTACCAGCTCCTCGTTGTCCCAACCTTCATATGAAACAAAGGCATCCTCGGCGACCTTGACGACCTCGTTAATCAGTGCCACAAAGTCATTGAAGCCGGGATGACTCTTAAGCCCGATGAGCCTATTAGCCCGGTCGATGGTCATGGTGGTGCGTGGTGCGTAAGGGTTGATGTCGGCCATCACTCACCGCCCTCGAACTGCGAATCTGACTTCTGCATCGCCTCACGCTCGGAGCGGTTAAAGGCGTCCTCCTCAAGCGTGTGCTGGTGCTGTTGGTCATTCATCGCCGTGCCGAAGCCATGCTTACCCGCTTCCAGAAGCATCCTGTTCTCGGCCTGATTGTTATCGATTTTCATCTTGCCGTCCGTCTGCATCTGAATCTTCTTGGCGGTGTTATCCGGCTGTTGCTGGGAGGCGGCGTAACGTTGCTTGTCCTCGTCCGTCATCGGCTGGAGGATGTTCTCGCGGTAAGGCAGACCGGAGGAGTCAATAATCGCCTTGTAGAACTCAGCCACGTTCAGCTTCATCGCCTGTACGCCGAGTAACTCCACAGCGCCCGGAGCGGTGATAAGGGTCTGCACGAAGCCCATGACAGTGTTGAGCTGCTGACGGGCGCGCAGCCGGGTAGCGGCTGAGACGGTAACCTTGTACTGACCATTGAGGACAGACAGAGGGTCTACCTTCTTATAGGCGGTGGAG